AACCGAAGTCCTCCCCTTTTAAATCAGAGAGCCGGAGCTCTCCTAAATCTATCTAATAGACTCTAGATTAAGAACCTAGAATGTTGTCTACTTTGAAGATTCTGTAGTATTGGTTAGCACGGTTGCTACCAGTATCATCACCAGCAGATGCACCAACGAATGGGTTAGCAATCATGCCGTAACGAGTTTTGAATCCAATCTTCGGTTGGAATGTATTCTCGCCAACAGCGCGAACCATTGTTAGTGGAACGTATGGGCAATAGAATAGACCAGCGTCGTATGCAGAAGTACCTTTGTAACCAACAGTTACATAGTTAACAGTTGCATATGGGTCAATGTAAACTTTAATACCACCAGATAATGTACCAGCGAATGTTGCACCAGTATCATCAACGCTTAAGTTAGCGTTACCAGCTAAAGCAGGAGTATAGTCAAGCATACCAGTTGCAGCTAATGCAGCAGCTACATCAGAAGAAACCATGATGAAGTTACCTTTACCACGACGAGTTTCTTTAGCGATTACGTTAGCTTCACGCATGATTTGTACTAGTAAACCTTTGTACTTCTCTGCAGACCAACGTCCATCAGCATCAACGTCAAGGTCGAAAGTACCAGCAGTAGCAAGATCACCCTGTTGAGCACCAAGCTTAGCTTTTTGGTTAATTGTACGAACAACTTCACGGTTGATTTCAGCAAGGATCTCAGCAGATAAGATGTTAGCTAGTTCAGATTCAGCGTCTAGGCCGTGAACAGCTTTAAGATCTTGTGCAAGTTCCATTGTGTATTCAGCTTTTAAAGCACGTGACTTAGCAGTTACAGTAGCTTTTTCGATGCTGAATGCCATCTCGTTGAAGTCAGAAGAACCAGAAGAACCTAGAGCTTCAGATTCAGCAGTAGTCATACCTTTACCAGGTGCGTAATCAACGTCATCTGTTGGAGTATCAGTATCAGCAGCAAAAGGATCAGATGATGCAGTTGCAGAAGATTCAACACCAGAGAAAGAAGTATTAGCTTCGTCAAATAGTGCTTCGTCACCAGACTGGCTAGCGTAACGTGATTTCATCGCGAAGATAAGACCAGTAGGACCAGACATTGGCTGAACACCAGCAATATCATAAGCGATTAGGTTAGGCATTGCACGACGTACAAGGCTGATTAAAATTGGATCCCAGTTATCAATACCTGAACCAGTAGCGTTAGTTGGAGCTGCTTCATTAAGTTGGAAGTTCTGGTGACCACGCTCTTCTGCAAGGGCTTTTTCAGTGTTTTCTAAAACAGCTGCAGTTACTTGTTTACGGTATGAATCTTTGAATTCAGGAGCTTCATTAGCTTCTAGAACCGGAGACCATTTCTCCATAAGTGCGTCAGATTTAAACATTTTTTACTCTCCTATGAGTTTTTATTTAGATAGTGCTTGTAAGTATGCTGCCATACGTGGAGAAACAGATTCCTGTTCTACCGCTGTATCTTCAGCAATTACTTCAGTTTTTGCTTCTTTAAAATATGATTCTTTGATTGTTGCTACTTTATTTTCAAATGTAGTAACATCACCAAATTCAACATCTTCTACTAATGACTTAAGCTTTTCAGCCTGTGCCTCTGATAAACCAACAGATGATTCACGGATAATTGTCTCACGAGTTAGGTTTGAAACTGACTCTTTAAGTGCGACATTTGCTTCAATTGATGCATTCAAGCTTTCTTCTAGCTCATCAACTTTAGATGATAATGTATCAACTAGGTCAACTTTTGCTTCAGGAACTTCAATGTAATTTTCAACAAATACACCGTGTAATGCAGACATAAAGTTTTCAGCAATTTCGGTACGAAGACCATCTTCAACTGCAACTTTGTTATCTTCCATCCACTGCTCTACTACGTAGTTAAGGTAACCATCTACCTTTTCAACAAGATCAGACTGGATCTTAGCAGTTTCTTCTGCAAGTTCTTCTGCATATTGCTCTTCAAGACTTGTAACGTGCTCAGCAAGTTTAGTTTTTAGAGCTGCTTCGAAAATTACAGCTGCTTTATCTTTAAAGCCTTCAGAAAGGGTTGCTTCAGAATCAGCAAGTGCATTTAAATCTTCTTCAAATACAGACTCTTCAATTACATTTTCTTCAACTTGTGAATCTTCATGCATTTTTGTATATGCTGCTTGTAGCTCTTCTTTCTTCATTTTTGACATCTTCATCGACATCGCATTAATCATACCGGCTTTAGTTTTAGGTGCAGCAGCTTGAGCAGGTTCAGACTTTTTAATTTCTTTTCCTGTTTCATCTGCAGATTTTTCACCATCAAACTCTTTATCGGTAGAATTTGCTTCATCCAATTCCTCGCTATCAACTTCAACGTTTTCAACGAGTTCATCTTGGATTTCGTCAACTACAACATCTTCGATTAATTTTTCAGACATGTGTTTACTCTCCTAATGAGTTAAAGTTTAGAGAGGAAATCTTTAAATTCTTTTATTTCCATTTCTGGAGATACCGAATTCTCAATCTCAGTCTCGAACTGTTCAATTTCTTGTGCTTTAAGAACTCCGTCCTCAAAAAACCAATCAACACCTTCCATGATACCATTTACAAATGCATCAGGTGCTGATGGGTCCTGGACGATATCAATTGTTGCTAGCATAAAATCGCTATTAACGTAATTGACACCGCCTTTATTCACAAGACTACCCATACCACGACTAGAGACACCAAGCTGAACACCGCCTTCCATCAAACCTTTTACAATTTGACCCATAGGAGTATCCAAGATTTGTGCCTTTCCTACAATATTATTGCCTTCCCAACGAAGGTCAGTAATTTTGTGGGATACTTTATCCAAGTTAATTGTTGGACCGTCCGGGTGATTTAATTCACCAACCGCACGTCCCTTGGAAATTTGTTCAGTCATATATCTATCAACAGCTTTTTCCATAATAGCTTTTGGATAGATACGACCATTGCGGTTCTTTTGATCCGCTTGCATGAAAATACCTTCAATGACATATTGTGTTTTGCCATCTTTCTCTTCAGTTATATAGTTGAGATGATTTTCAACATATTCGCTAATTAATTTCATGCTTATTATTTCTCCATAAGTCCTATAAAGTCATTAATAGACTTTACAGCTTCTTTTTCGGTTTTAAAGGAATCTAACTTATCACCATCTATATATCCAATATACATTGAACCTTTTTTAGTGATAGTGGCACTATATTTATTTTTGCCAACTTTAAAACTCTTAACCAACTTCTCGCCGGTAGGAGCTTTTGCTTCGCTAATATTCCTCAGCTGATGAAATGTCTTCATCTTCTACTTCTCCAGTATTAAACTCGTCTTCTTCAATCTCTGGACTATCGCTCATCATAGATTGGGCAACATCAATTTTTCTTGCATCTAAAGCAGAACTAATTTTATCTAGCATCACATCATTAAATGCATTACCTGCTTCTACATTATCGCCAGAGTTTAACGCATTAATTAATTCATTTACATCAGTCATAATAATTCCTTGTAATACTATTTATACATTTTAAAATTTTAAATATCATCTTCAGCCGATCCTTCAGCTTCGATCTGTTTATCTATATCTTCTATATTGTCATCAGTTTGACCAAGAACGTTTTTGCGCACCCATTCAATAGAATAATATTTACCAACATATTCATCAAGTTCTCTTAGAGTACCTAACTTTTCACGAAGCAATTCGGCATTTTTCATTTCAGCAAAGTGTGTATCTTGTAAAAAGTCAAAATTAATTGAATCTTTAAGTTCAAGCCATTCTTCTTCGGTAACAATACCTTTAAGAATAAGTTGTGTTCTCAATAAATCCACAAACAAAGATGCAAACTTTTTACGCAATTTTGAAATAAATTTCTGAAATTTTAACTCATCACGAGTAATTTCAGAAGAACGACCGAGACTAAATTGTGTATCTTGTTCTAAACGTGAACTTGGTACATTTAATGATTTATATAGCTTTTTCTGGAAGTACACAATATCATCAATTTGACCTAGGTTTTCTCCACCAGGTAATGTAGTGATTTCAGTACCACGACCACCTTCACGGCGAGGTAACCAGAAATCTTCTAACATTGACATGTGCTTACGATCATCTTTCATTTCGCCCGTAGAAGCATCATAAACCATCTTATTGCGATAGTTACTCATAATGCCTTTAACATATTCTTCGGCCTTACCCTTTGGTAAGTTACCAACATCAATATAGAATATGCGACGTTCTGGTGCACGAGATAAACGATAAATTACTAATGAATCTTCCATCATACGCAATTGGTTTACAGTCTTAAGTGCTTTATGTAAGTAAGATAAAACCTTTTTACGAGAAGGATCTAATACACCAGATGTGACATAACAAATAGAATCAGGCGCTATTTTAAGTCCCTGATTAGATTTATTCATATTTCTGTCTTGGTATATGTAATATTCTTTTTGACCTGTGACAATTTCCGTACCAGCCTTAGGATCTTTTGATTTAAGAAGTTCCTTTACTTTACGAATACGTGTAGGGTCAATTGGTCTAAGCTCGATAATACCACGCTTAGGATTTTTTTCATCAATGATTTTATGATAAAATAATCTGCCATCGATGTACCATCTACGGAAAATTTCGTGTCCGTACCAATTTAAATTAATAAGTTCAGATACATTATCGAACTCTTCTTTAATAAGTTTTTTAATTCGGTCAGGTTGATCCAAATCATCTAGAACAATGTCTACAGGAGCTGAATCTTCGTCTGATACAATAGCTTCAGATACAATGTCTTCAATAGCTGCATCGCACTCGGGTTGAGATGCAATATCGCGGTACTTGAAAATCAGGTCAGCCTCATTTTTAGCAGACCCTCCGTCCATGTCTAAGTATTGTCCAAAATAGCCACCAGCATTAACAATATGCCCGCCACCATCTTCTTCTTCTCGAGGAACGAACGAGACTCTTTTCTTCTCTTCTTTTTCCTCTTCTTTCCGCTTTATTTCGAAACCAAATAAATCCATGTGTATCCTCACCATTGCAGTTTAAGACGGAGAAGCCTGAGCTCCTCCTTATACTACTTATTTATACCATTACGAAGTTGAATTCGATTCCCAATACTGTACTTGGAATTCAGCTGTAAACTCTTCGATCTGGTTTTCAGAATCATAAGAAAGTTCAACAGTTGAAATGTTAGTAGGGAAACAACCGCGGAATGTATAAGTTTTAACAACATCACCTGCTTTATCTAACTGTTCAACAGTCAAATCAGCTTGGTAATCAGTTGGGTTAGTAAGTCCGGTATTTGCATTGTGTTGGTTGATACCATTCATCCAACGTTCCATTGCATCACGTACTTCAAAGCCAGTGTCGTTAATAATTGTAACAGTCCATGGTTCAAATGTGCGATCACCCGCAATCTGTAGCTGACGACCACGGAAAGGAACCGTGATTGGTGCAACTATAGAAGCAGGTAACTGAGCCGCTTTAATCATGAAAGATGTTAGCTCAACATCACCACCCGCATAACCTGGAAAGTTAACGGTTGCTTTAAACATGTTAGCGCGAGCACCGCCACCAACAAGTTTCGATTTAAAATCATCTACGCCTAAAATAGCCATTATCTACTCCTTATTTGCCGACAATTTCACTGAACTCAACACCAGTACGAGTGGCAATGAAGTTTAGTGTAATAAAGTTAATAGAGCGTGCTGGTTTGATGTAAATATCAGCTACAAATCGGTTAGTATCAATAACTTCACCAGTGTTATTTGTTTCATCACAAATAACCATAAAGTCAGTAATACCACGACGGCCTTTAACATCACGTAAGAATGGTTCGACCATATTACGGAACTGAGCACGTGTGAATTCGTCATTGAATTCAAACAATTGGAACTTAGAAGCAGTTGCAACAGCTTTTTCTAATACAATGAATAAGCGACGTACGTTGATACGATCGAATGCAGATGGCTTAGCCAATGCAGTTTTATCACCGAAGAGGACGGTACCTTCACCTGGGAAAGAAACGATCGGGTTAACACGAGCTTTATAAAGATCGTCACGATCAGCTTTTTTCGGATTAAACGCAACCTTAGTAACACCTAGTAATTGACCACGATTTAGACCTGCTGGTGAGAACCATGGATCAGCAGCATTATCAGTACCAGCACATAGACCAGCAACCGCACCAGAAGCAGAAACCCAACGATAAACATCATTATACTTGTCATAAACATATAACGCAGTTGAATCGATAACAGCATAAGATGTTGAAGTCAATTGGTTAGCCCAAGTGATAATATCAGCAGCAGCTGTTACATTGTTAACTGAGTCAGCAATACGTGGAGATAAGAATAATACTGCATCCTTACGACCTTCAGCAATTGCAATCATGTTGTTAGCAAAAGTAACACCATCAGCACCAGCTGGAGCTTCACCTGCAATGATTAGGTTAACATCTAATGTTTCTGGATCAGCAAACATTTCATAACCAGTTGTTAATTCACCAACAGTAGGTGTATTATCATCTGTACCACCTGACAAATCAATAGAAATTGCAGTTGAGTCAAATGTATATGCTGTACCAGTTACTGGAGTTGAAGCAGCAGCCATAGAAGAAGGATCACCAACAAAACGAATATAATTAGATTGGTTATTCAATACTTCTTTATAGTAGTTATTAGTACCATCTTCTGCTTTTGCATCAGAACCCTGAGACATAAATGCGAAGCTTTCTAACATAGTACCAGCTTCACCAGTCCATGCTCCATCTTTATCTACTACTACAACATGAATTTCGTCATCTGATCCGCCACGAGTTTCAGCATAAGCCGAAGTACCAGGAGCTGAGTCAAATACACCTTTATATGCCCAGTTAGTGAAAGCTGTTGAGTTAGCACCACACATTTCTACTGTGATAGAGTTACCAAGAACTCCAGGGTATTTAGCGCAAAAAACTTCACTAACGTCAAATACCGTGCCACCTAGAACTTCTTCAAAATGGTCGTCGTTTTTAACTAATACTGCATTACCAGTACCAGTAGCATTAAGGTTGTCAGTTTCTACACGAACAGTGCGTAGAGCGTTACCATACTGCAAAAATTGAGCAGCAGGCATAAAATATTTGTAAGTGTCCGAATTAGGGCCACCGAATACATTGACAAGATCTTTTTCAGATCCAATTGTTCTTACTTCTTCTACCGGACCCCATTGGAAAGCGCCAGCAATGGCTCCAATTGAAGTTGATACCGCAGGAACAACATTTGTCAAGTCGATTTCTTTAACCTGTACACCAGGTGAGACTTGAAACGCCATAGGAATTTTCCTCTTCAGTTATTTAATAAGATTTCATAATACGATTGTTTTTCAATATTATTATTTATAAATAATGGTATCTTATCAAAACAATCCAGTATCGTATGTTTCCCAGATGGTACCGCCTGCGTCAACTTCTCTAGTTTCTTGTCTACCATCATCAATAATACCAAATGGTACCATATCGTCATCAATTGCTTTCATACGATCTGCATATAACATTTGTTTAAAGTTAATATCAGTTAAATTTAAAAACATGTCAGTTGAAGCAAACCATCCAAACATTACAAGATTCATCATCAAATCATCGTGATTATTATCAGAAGCTTCATATGAATTACCCTTTGCTACAAAGGTACTCATTTCAATAATAGTTTCACTGTCAATAATTTCTATTTTCTTTTGCTCAACTAAATCTTTTATGTTTGAACAACCAATTCTTTTTACTTTTCGAGTCATGGTTGCACCAAGAGCATTTGCTTTTAATGATGACTCAACAAACATATTTTCATATTCCCAGTCGTAATAAAGACCATTACATACAACTGCACCCTGATCATTTGATTCGACTATAACATAAGCTTCATTATATGTTTTTGCATACTTATGAATTATATCTGGAAACAATAGTGGCGATATCATATTATCTTGATAAACACCAACTTGTTTAAATGGTCTTTGTGTAATATCTATAATATTAAAAGTTGAGTAATCTTGACCGCGTCCCTTTGCGACGTCAACAGTCATAATATAATCATGACCTTCTTGAGGCTTTTCATATATGCGAATGCCTTCTTGTCTAATTAAAGGATCACTTGCTTTAAGACCTAAAAGAAATTCACCCGCAATAAGAGTATTTGATGTGCCAAGAAAGTTATTTCCGTATTCTTGGTCAAACTGCAATTCTGATGTATTAGCTATTGTTTCTTTTTTCCAAGCTTCATCTCGACCAGGAACATCCCACCAATCCACGCGGAAAGGCTTATATGAGTTAGTACCTTGTACAGCACCTTCCCATATCTTGTGGAATTGGTTACCTATACCATTTGCTGTAGAGGTTATAATAACTTTAGTATTTTTACCTGAAGTAACAACGGGATATGTCGACGTATAGAAAGTGCTGGCATCTTCAACGAAAGCAAATTCGTCTAAGAATAACAGGTTGATAGACATACCACGAATAGATGAACCAGATGTGGCAGATGCAATAATTCGACTATTATTAGAAAACTCAATAGAGCCTTTGTTTAATGCTCGACATCCTGGTTGAAGAAAGAATGGTAAATTCTCTAGCATGAGTGTTATACGAGATAACATTTCTCTTGCAGTAGATCCTTTATTGGCAAGAACAGCAATAGTTTTTTCAGGATGGAATACTGCATACCAAAGTAAATAACCTACCGATGAAATTGATTTACCGGACTGTCGACAAGCCAATACAATAGAAAATCTATTAGCTGTAAAATGGTCAAACATTTTTTCTTGGTATGGATAAAGATCAAAATTTACTAAGCCTTTATCTAAATGGATTACCTTTAAATATGTGCGTGCAAAGTAAGATGGATCATTCATGCACTTGACATATTCTTGTAATTCATGTTGAGTGAAGTTATGTTGAACTCCATCTCTTTTTACATTGCTATTGCCATTATATGATTCTGTTAACTGCATAATATTAGTTTAGATCCACTTATTTGTTTGATTCACTATCAATTATTTCTGATTTTTGATCCATTATCATTCTTTGAAGGTCTGATGTTGAGCCTAGAAATACATTGTTTTGTGTCATACTTTGTGGTTGTTTTTCATTACCATTGTTGTCTGTGACTAAGCTTTGTTTTTTCTTTTGAAGTTCCATTAGTTTGTCAGTAACATCAGCCATATTTTTAAGCATGTTTGATAATACTTCATAAGCTCTTGGATGTTCAGATTCAATTGCTAGTTGCATCATTCCATCTAAAGCTTCTTCACCTTTATTTAAAATGCCTTTATACTTTTCACGAGAATAACTATAGTCGTCAGTAATATCTTTATCTTGTTCTATAATAGCAGGTGGCTGAATTTCTTTTTCAGCCGGTAAGTTATTAGATAGTGATTCCATTATTTTATTTTTATCAACCATGTCATTTACCTATTATGAGATAAGATCATCATCTACGTTATCAATTCCAGTGAATATAGAGTATGCTGGATTATCAGAATCTGGAGCAGCAATTGTTAGCTCAGGAATATCATCATAACCATTACCAACAGATGTTATTTCGATAGTGTCTATACGTCCTTCATCTGTGATAGTGGCTTCTGCTGTTGCGATAAATTCTTCAGTCGTTCCAGTAGGAGCATCAATATTTATAGTAGTTACAGCTAAAATTCCATTATATACTTCTGGATCTGGAAGAGGAATACTTTCAACTACACCATTATTAATAGTTGCGGTCGTATTATATGTAAAAGTTCCGCTTGTGTCTGTACCAATAACTTCTACCGTTGGAGCTGATTTATAATATGTTCCACTGTTTGTAATATTAATTTCAATTATTAATCCATCTACTACATCAGCTTGTGCTTCTGCTGTTATTGCCGGACTTGTTGGTGCACTAATAGTTACTACTGGAGGATTATTATATCCACGTCCACGGTTAGTAATATCAACGAAAAATAGTCCTGTTTCATTGAGTACAATTTGAGCTTCAGCTTGTACCAATAATAATGACGATTCAGTAACAACTTCTTCAATAAATCCATAACTAGTAGAGTCGTTAATATCAATAGCCACTGTGTTAATTGTACCAATCGTAGATTTAGGTCCAAAAAACTTAATTTTCATACTAAAATCAAGTGTGTATATGAGCGATCGACGAGTAGTCATATCGCCTTCATAGTCATCTTGAAGTGTAATAGAATTAAGATTAATTGGAACATCAAATGATTCATCTAAATCGTCAATAAACTTAACTGATAATGTATAAGTTGGTTGAAAATATGGAACAATTTGTTCTAAAAGTTGTAAAGCATCATCTTGGTTTTTAGCAATAATATTTAACTGCATATCTACAGTGTATGGTGTTATTTGTCCAACCGAAGATCTTTCATTTTCTGAGCTAGTAGTAGTAATTCTGTTTAATGCAGAAACTTTAGTGGTAGCATCATAAGATAGATTAGTAATCTCAAACGACATACGCGGCAACTTAAGAGCAACTTTAGGATCATCTAGATTAAGTTGCTGGTCTAGTCTTGCTAAAAACTTTTGCTTTGGACCATAAGAAAGAGGAACTTTAGTATAGTCTTTTACTATGCCATCGTTGTTTCTACGAACGACAGCTAATTCATTAAATAGTGTACCAAAGACAGCAACGGACTTTCTTAATATTGCGTGATAAAAATGATCTCGAAACATTAGTTAGGTTCTCCAAATGGGTTTTGTTCTGAGAAGTCGATAATATCATCTGCAACTTTTTCGAATTCCCAGTTTTGTGCCGCAGCATCATTTTCAAATACTCGGTTGGCGTCATCATCAATAGTATATATTTCATATATTTCAGCTGATACTGTTGCATCTGCATTTACAATGTGTGTTAAATCATCACCGTCAGTCGAAATATAGAACTCTTTAACATCCGTTGTATTTGTTTCAATATCTGTCAAGTAAAGTGTTCTATTACCACCGACCTGATCTTGCTCGGTTGCAACACCAGACACATATGGTAATGCCGATTCAATATTCAATATATTTTGATCAATAGCATCAAATTCAGCTTGTAGTATGGCTTTTTCCGCCAAATCACTTTCAGCTTCAATTAGATCTGGTAAATCTATTTTACGTTGCAATATTGTGCGATATTCGGTTGTTGGGAAATATTGGTAATAACGATCACCAAGCTCAATTTCACCAGTAATATCGCGAATAAGCATAGAAAGAATATTTGAGTGAACTGTTTCAAACTGATCAATTTCAGAAATACCAGTTCTAAAGTCTTCTTGATTATATTCAAATAGTCGACAATTAAGTTTATATACCGTTAAGTTGTTCAGTTGATAAAATGGTTGTTCATGTTCAACAAATGAAATTTCAAACATAGAACCTGACATAGGAAGATAAATCAGATCACCTTCATTTGGTCGCATATTATCGATTGCGTTATTCCATAAACCAACTAATTTGTTCCAAGATCGGCGTGCAACTACAAATGTTACTTCGTCTCGTATTTCAATACCAAACTTAGACATGAGATTGCCTTCACCACCAAAGCCTTCAATATCTTCAGGGTACATTTCAATCATGTATGCGTCATCAAATAAAGATTCACGATCTTCATTTAAAATCATATCTTCAGTAATAATCTTGCGAGGAAGATAATAAACTTCTTGGCCGTAAATCTTTAATGATTCTATCATCAAGTCTTCGAAGACATGTTGCTCCGACATATGACCTTGGCTAAAATAAACATTACGAGGCATGTGTTAGCTCCTTGCATTTGTCAAAATGCCATCCAATATATAATTTATTGCGTGCTGAATCTGTCCAACAATAAACAAATGCTTCCATCATATTATCCACAATAGAAATCGACGGGCATTTCAAAGTTCATGCGAATTTCTTCTTCAAGCTTTTCAATCTCAGCTCTTGCATCCTCAATGATAGCACGACCATTTAAAATAACACCACCCGGCAATTGCATTCCTTCAAATTTAGAAATGTTTTGACCCCATTGCTCTTTAATTAATGCGGTTGAATATCGTTTTAACCACATGTCATTATAAACATCATTAGAAACTTCGGCATCTATAATGGCATCAGCGTCAACAATAATATAATTGCCTTCTAGTAATTCATTATCCCAGTCACCGTCAAGATATAATCGATCCTGGTGTCTAGAAAATCTAATAGGTACTTCACCACTTAGAATCATTCCAACCGTTGAAAGATATTCTTGTGTTTGATAGTAAAAAGATAAACCAGTTGATGTGCCACCGCGTAAGTTATATACATCATTTAGGCTCATTTGGTATCGAGCATCAAACATATTAATACTAGCATTAGCATCACCAACCGGTAATACTTTACGAACATATGTGTATTGATCTAATAAACTAATATAACCATTAGTTATATCATCTGAAGTGATTTGATGTTTAACGTATGTTTTGATGATTGCATCGGAATGATATGTCTGATAGTATTGAAGAGCTTCATCTAAGCGATCTTCAAGTTGGTCTTCATCTATATTAATTTCGATTACAGGTGCACCAAGTCGTCTCAAACAATAGTCAATTAATTCTTGTCTTGAAGTTGGATTAGCCATTTAAATACCTTATTTTTACTATTATTTATAATGAGATTTATTTTGGTTTTTCGGGCCATACTACATCTTCAACAAACGGATCAAAGTTATCAGTAATATCTCTAAGAGCTTGGCAGTAATCAATAAGCTCTTGTGAAGGGTTTAGATCTGATCTAAACATCCAATCAGTTTCAACTACCTTTAATTTCTTACCTTTCAGTTGATTGATAACGTCTTGAACAGTTTCATCTACTACTTCATTGGTAGAGTAATTTTTAAGTTTCTCTAATCCGTAGATAACTAAACGTGTTGCAAATCGTTCTAAGACTACCTTAAAGGCAACCTTAGCAATCAACGACAAGAAGACTTCTTTTAACATTGTAAATAAAATGTTTACCATGCTATACCTCCAGTTTGAGTTAACAAATATTCCCACACACTCACTACTATGGTCTTACCTGTTGTTTTACCCACCTAACTCATTAATCAATTCACGCATCTCAATACGTTTACTGTAAACATCAGTAGGTACTTCCTTACCAGTTTCTTGTTTACGTGTGTAGTACCAATCGGTTTCAGCTAGGTAGTGTTTAGCTTTTATAATTAATTCTTCTCTAGTTTCATCTTCTGTTAAAGGAATTGAGTCATAAGAATCAAACACACCGTTTGGTATTTCAACACCAACATTTTTGATAGTGTGTTCTTTTTTGTCTGGAGTCCAATAAGTGAACCCTCTAAAATCAGGCTTTAAAACCCATTCGCCATTTTCAAAAACACAAGCTTCATTTTTTCCTACGGTAAATGGTTTTTTTTCTGTACTGTTTGCTGGAAAAAGAAAAACGCCTTCTTCTAGCGGGCTTTCATCTGCTTCACTTTCAAATGTATATACACCATTTTCATCGTAATTGTAAATAACCATCATAACTCCTTAGTATTTAATGCAATAAAGCAATGCTCTGTTTCTTGGTCTATTATCAGCAGCAGTTGGTACTACTCTGGATACGTTAAAACTCACCCTTCTACCTAGTGAACCACCACCAGTTCCAGATGATGCAGTACCATTCGTATAAAATGCTCCATTATTTAGATGGTCATTTCTTTCATTCGCTGTCTTAACCATACCTGTTATATTACGAATTGCATCACCTTGATAAGAGCCAAAACCACGACCAGAGTCAGCCCCTCTACCATCATCCCAACCTCTAATAAACTCCCCACGTAAATCAGGTAGATTAAAAGTTGTTGAGCCGTTACCGCCACCAAAAGTAGTGCCTATTGATGCAAATAATGCTGAATAAGTTGTGCGGCTTATTGCAGCACCATTGCATTTTAACCACCCGCTAGGTGCAGATGACATAGCAAAAGCAGATACATTTCCTGGTGTATTTGAAGCAAAAGCAGATGCGTGTTGACCATCAAGTGTATCAGCATCTAGCCCTGAGCCAGAACCGTCGTTACCTGAGTTCCAAACTTTGCTTCCATTTACTTTAGCTACACCAGAGCTAGTGATCTCGAATGGATAAGGCGAACTGTCAAAAAAACCATCATCATTAGAGTCATCTAAAAAATAAAAAGATGTCCCATTAGTACCTACCTGCCATCTCATACCATCCGTTTGGTCAAACTCAATATGAGGTGAACCTCCAGTTATTCTAAATAGGTGGTCATTCCAATCAACATTATTTACTTGAAAGCCACCATTTAATGTAAGTTTGCCGCTTGCTGTATCTGCTGCATCACTTCTTAGGAATTGACTTGCTTGAATGCCATCTAGCT